GATTTTGAATGGGGTCCAGTTCTAGAAGTAACCACCGTTGCAAACCAAAATGACTTAGTTAATAAGTTTGGTAAGCCTAATGATGATAATTTCGTTAGTTTCTGGAGTGCATCTAACTTCTTAGATTACACTTATAACCTGCAATTAGTTAGAACTGTTGGTAGTCTAGCTAAAAACGCGGTAGCCACCGGAACAGCTATTCTAATTAAGAATAAAACTCATTATGAAGAAAATTTTGCAGCAGGTGAAGCCTCAGTAGGACCAGTAGCAGCTAAATATCCTGGTACCAAAGGGAATGGATTACAGGTGCATATAGCAGATAGTGCAAGTTTTTCTGGAATTGCATTAACTGGTGATATTACTACCCTAACAACTTCTAAATCAGTTGTTGGCGTTGGTACTTTCTTTACTACAGAACTTCATGTAGGCGCAGTATTGAAGAATGGTGCTGGTGCAACCATAGGGACAGTAGCATCTATTACAGACGATACTCATTTAACCCTAGAGACTAATGCTATTGTTGCCGTTAATGCTAACGTAGCTACTTTTAACTGGAAATATGCAGCTAATTTTGGAATTGCACCTTCCACATCCACTTATGTAGCATCCAGAGGTGGTTCTAATGATGAATTACATGTGGTTATTGTTGATAGCCTTGGAAAATTCACCGGCACTATCGGCGCTATTCTAAAAACTTATCCTTTCTTGTCTAAAGCTAGTGATGCTAAAGATGCTACTGGAAACTCTAGCTACTACGCAAATGTGTTGCTTAACGACAGTTATGTATTTTGGATGGATCACCCAACACTAGGCACAAACTGGGGCAGTCAATCTACTAATACAGCCTTTACATCTTTAGTAACCCCTTCTATCTCAGTATTGTCTGGCGGTGTTGATAGTGTTTCTGCTGATGGTGATAAAGAAACTGGCTGGACTTTATTTAATAACACAGAAACCGTAAACGTAGGTTTATTGGTTACCGGTGATGCTAGTCCAGCTTTACAGAATTATGTAATTTCTTCTATTGCAGAAGTAAGAAAAGATTCTGTGGCATTTGTAAGCCCACAGAGAACAGATGTAATTAATAATAGTGGCTCTGAGGCTACGGCATGTGTTACTTCTAGAAACTTGCTACCAAGTTCTTCTTATGCTGTTATGGATAGTGGCTGGAAATACCAATATGATCGCTTTAATGATGTTTATCGTTGGATTCCTTTAAATGCTGATAATGCTGGACTATGTGCAAGAACTGACAATAACTACCAGCCTTGGTATAGCCCTGCCGGTGTTTCAAGAGGACAGATCAAGAATGTAACTAAACTATCATGGAATCCATCTAAAGCAGATAGAGATATCCTTTATGTTAGTGGAGTTAATCCTGTAGTAACATTCCCAAGACAAGGCACAATGCTATATGGTGACAAGACTCTCCAATCGCATTCATCTGCCTTTGATAGAATTAATGTTAGACGCTTATTCATCGTTTTAGAAAAATCTATTTCTGTGGCTAGCCAATATCAGTTATTTGAATTTAACGATGTTTATAGTCAAGCTGCATTTAGAAACTTAGTAAATCCATTCTTACGTGAAGTTCAAGGTGGTAAAGGGATTACTGATTTTTCTGTGATATGCGATTCAACCAATAATACGGCAGCCATTGCTGCAAATAACCAATTTCGGGCGCAGGTTATTGTAAAACCAAATTACTCAACAAACTTCATAGAGCTTAACTTCACTTGCGTTAATAATATTGCACAGTTCAATGTAATTGGCGGCTAATTAAATTAAAAGACTTGAAAGATAGTCTTTTAATTTTCAATAAATAGATTAAATAATAAGGATTTTAAATATGTCAATCAGCGATTTCCGCTCACAATTTTCAGGTTCAGGTGCACGTTCAAATCAGTTCCGTGTAATTCTAACCTTTCCAAGTTGGGTAACAACTGGTGTTTTAGCGACGGTAAAAGGCGGTTTCTTAATTGAATCAGCAAGCTTGCCTGGCTCATCTTTAGGTACTGCAACCGTACCATATCGTGGATTAAAAGTACCTTTAGCAGGAGATAGAACATTCCAGCCTTGGCAAGTAACAGTATTGAACGATACTGATTTTGCTATTCGCAATGCCCTTGAAACATGGCAAGCTGGAATATCGGAACAAGGCACTAACTTAGGCAGAACAGTAGCAAGCCAATACACAGCAACCGGAATCGTTCAGCAATTAGATAGAAATGATAATATTATCAAAACTTATGAGTTCGTTGATATGTGGCCTTCTGAAATTGCTCCGATTGGATTGGATTTTAACCAGAATGATACGGTCGAAACATTTAGTGTAACATTCAACTATACATACTGGACAAGCAACTTAGCTTCAACTGCATCTGCAATCTCAGCAGTAGCAGGCTCAACAATCCTAAGTAATCTACCTACAACGGGCTTCTAAACTTGGAATTCTTCGGATTAACTATTAAACGTAAGAATAAGGGAGAAATTGAAAATGCTCTCCCTTCTCCTATACCTCCAACTCCAGATGATGGTTCTTCTGTCATTAATGCTGCCACCAACTATGGCATTAGCATGGATATTGAGGGCACTGTAAGGGATGATTCAGAACTTATTAAGCGTTATCGTGAAGTCGCATCTTATCCAGATGTAGATTCTGCTATCGAAGACATTGTTAATGAAGCTATTGCAGCTCAAGACGATGAAGAATCGGTTAGCTTAAACCTAGATAATATCGAAGATCTTGCCGATAATATTAAAGAAACAATCCAAGAAGAATTTCAGAATGTCAAGCAATTATTAGATTTTGAATCTAAGGGCCATGACATTTTTAAGCGTTGGTATATTGATGGTAGAATTTTCTATCAGAAATTAATAGATGAAAATAATCCTAAGAATGGAATTGCTCAGCTAAGATATATAGATCCTAGAAAAATTAGAAAAATTAAAGAAGTAAAACGAGAAAAGAATAAAGATGGAGTTGAAATAACGACAGAACTCAAAGAATACTATGTTTACATGAATAGTTATCTTACTGTTAATAATACCATTTCTGCCAATATTTCTAATAATTATAATAGCCAAGGCATTAAATTACCAATAGATTCTATTGTATATACGACTTCTGGTTTAGTTGATTTAGATAAGAATGTAGTTATGTCATGGCTCAATAAAGCCATAAAGCCAGTTAATAGCCTTAGAATGATGGAAGATTCTTTAGTTATTAATAGAATCGTAAGAGCCCCTGAACGCCGTATATTCTATGTAGATACAGGTAACATGCCTCCTGCTAAAGCAGAAGAGTATGTTAAAAAGATGGCTTCTAAGTATAAGAATAAAGTTACTTATGATGCATCTACGGGTGTTGTACAAGATGATCGCAAGTACCTCAATATGCTTGAGGACTTCTACATTCCAAGGCAAAATGGTAGCACTGGTACACAAATAGATACGCTTCCAGGGGCAACAACCGGTGCAATCGATGATGTGGATTACTGGCAAAAGAAACTCTATCAGAGTTTAAATGTGCCGCTATCAAGATTAATGTCAGATCAAAGTCAAGCAATATTTGGCTCAACTAATACAGTATCTAGAGATGAACTTAAGTTTGCTAAATTCGTTGGCAGATTAAGAAAGAGATTCTCAGAACTATTCTTAGATTTACTAAGAACCCAGTTAGCCTTAAAGAATATCATGAGTGTCGAGCAATTCGATGCTATTAAGAATAAGATTCTCTTTGACTTCAATCAAGACGAATATTTCTCAGAAATGAAAGAATCTGAGATATTGAAGAATAGATTGCAGACACTCCAACTAGCAGAACCATTTGTAGGCACATTATTATCTCAAGAATATGTATTAAAAAATATTCTAAGACTTAAAGAAGAAGAAATTAAAGAAATAAGAGAATCCAATAAAAAAGAACCTTATGTTCCTAGAGATATGGAACTCCAAATTCAACAGCAACAAGCTGAATTAGATCAGCAAACCAACCAAGCCGAGGGTAGTAAATGAAATCATTTCATAGCTTTAGACAATCTATCTTAGAAGATAAAAAGGATACTCTAACTCTAGATATTCCTTTATTCATTAAATTACTAGAGATGGCAAGGGAAGATTTAAAGAGTGATGAAGCTATCCATGAGTTAGTAGAAAAACTATTAGATAAAAAAGATAAAATTTTATCTATGGCAGATTATAAGAGTATTAAAGAAACAGAAACGACTCCTAAATATAGTGAGGAAGATCAGGTAAACGAAGTCTCAAAAGGTGTCTTAAAGAATTATATAAATAAAGCTATAAGTCAAAGAGAACAAGACCTAACAGGGCAGTCGTTTAAATCTGGTAAAACGGATGAATATAATAAGACAGAAGAAACTCCAAGGACAGAACGCCGTTTAAAGGGGATTAACAAGGCTTTAGACAAGATTTCTGAGAGTTCTGATAGTCATGCCTTTAAAGTTAATGATACTGTTTATAGCGGTTCTCGTGTTGGCAAAGTAAAAAGAATAGATGGAAATAAATTAGTAGTGCACCATCCAGATAATATTAATCATTTAGATGTGTTTGATATTTCCAAAACAACCAAAGAAAAGCCAAAACCAGTTAAAAGAATAGCAAAATGGATTGTTGGTGAGAGTGAAACTTTAGAGGAAAATTAATGGCTAAGCATTTTATAAATAAAACCCAAGCAAAGACAGAAGTCTTGCTAGTATCAGAAGGACCCATGAATGAAACGATTTCATTGGTAACTGATCTTCTCTGTCAAGGTGAAACCTTAAATGGTGATCCTATTAAGGTCAATATTCACGTAGCCAAGTATTCTATAGCACCAGATTCAGATATTATTGTAACTAGGGGCGGTGAAGTTATTCTAAGACTAACTAACTCAGGTGAATTGGTATTTGCTAATGCTGTTCTTAATATAAATAATGAAGATGATATCGTGGTAACAACCAATGGTGCAACTAGAGGCGCTTTTGTTATTTTGGCTCTATCTAAGATATCTGGCTTTGCACCTACTATACCTAACTTAGGAATTTGAGATGTCAATTATTAATGGATTATATCAAGACGGCACAGCCAACGGTGAATTTGTACCAGTTAAGGTTGATAATTTAGGGCAGTTGCAGGTATCTGTTGTTCCTGGTGGCGGTTCTATGGCATCGACCATAACCAACACATATCAATATCGTGTAATAAATGCATTTACAGATGCCAATGCTGGCCTCATTCAAATCAACTCAACACTTAAAGAAACT